CCGATCTGAGCTCCAGTTGCAGCTGCAGATGGAAGAATCTGACCAATAGTAGAAGTTTTAGCTGCGCCTGGAAGAGTACCTGCGGCACCAGTTTGAACATTAGATGGCTGTCTCTGTTGTAAAAATCTATATAGATCTGTACTAGTTAATTCTTTTCCTAATCCACTTACTGCAGATTTCAACCAATCTGGTAATCCATATTGTCCAGAAATAGCAGTAAGAGCTTGTGAACCTAAGTCTCCATAATTTTCTATTCCAGATTTTTTAAGTAATTCTGGAGAATATTTTGAAGTTGCTTCAGCATATTGTTTCAAAGCTTCATTTAATTGAGGGGCAAGATTTCTTCTTTCTGCTTCAGATATTATCTCCTGGAATCCAGCCCAATTTTGACCAGCAGCCCCAAGCCCACCCTGTTTAAGTTGTGGTGCATTAAGTGCAGTTCCAACGGTAGTGAGTGCCTTACTTGCTTTTCCAATTATAGGAGCGGATGCTCTAGCAATTGCAGCTTTTGCATTTTCAACATTAGTAGAAAGACCATCCAATATTGAAGGTGCTGAAACTCCTTGAGATGATCCACTTGAAGATGGAACATTATTATTTCCACTCGAACTACCTCCACTAGAACTGGCATAGGATGGTGACGAAGGAGTTGAACTAGGAGCTGGAGAACTGGTCTTTAATGGTGCATTGTAACTTTTACTGGCAGCGTTATATTGTCCTGGAACTGAAGACATAGTAGAAACTGGAGAAGAATTCTGCACATTGGAAACAGTATTAGAAACCGCAGGTTTTGGGCTGAAGTAATTCTGCACCGCTGAAATCACATTGTTCCACCATGACATAACTAATTATACTACATCTTACAAATAATGAAAAATCATACCCAACTCGAAAAAGATGCAATAAAAATTAATTTAAATAAAATTGGTAAAGAATCGAGAGCATTCATTTTTTAATCACCTTCGTTCTTGGTCCTGTATTTTCATTATTTTCCCATCTTTTTATCCAATTACAATTTGCGCAAAGTAATTGATATTTTTTAGGATCAATGCGAACATTATGATAAAAAGTAGCCAATCCAATTGCTTTTCTTTCTTTACAACCACCACCATTAATGTGGTCTACTTGCAACGCTCTTATGTCGTTAAATCCACACTTAATACATTTTCCACCCATAAACTTAATAAGGTCTTCTCTGTGTTTCCTCATAATAAGTCTTTTTTGGATTTTTCTTTTATCATGATGTTTTCTCTCATACGCAAGATAAGTTTTTTTGCCAGCCTGATATCTCTTCTTGTCTGATAGTTTATATTTTTCAGGATTCTTTTTTCTATCTAATTTTACCCATTTTAAAGTTTTTTTCCGACATTTTTCAGGAAACCTGTGGTAATACTCTACTTGGTAATGTTTTACACAAAATCCTCTTGCATAAAATGGAGAAGAACATAGTTCACAAACGCGTGTCATGTATACATTATACTGCGTTTACAATATTTTGCAAGTAGAAGGTCTAAAACTGATAAGAACCTGGGGGCTGGGGATTATTTACCTCAGCACCAGATTTTTGCCCATTTCCAATATTATCTGCTACTAATGAATTTTTATGTTTTCCGTAAGCATCTATAGTTTTAAGTAAAGTTTGCCATGATTGCATGGAACCTCCACCTTTCATTAAAAGATGAACAATATCTCCCACAAAAGGAATGCCCATATTTTGAAGTTTGTCTAGGGCCTCAACCATATAAGGGGAACAATCTTCTCCCCCTTCATAATTTTCACTAGAACCTTTCATCTCTTCCTTTTCAGGATTTTCATTCATTGTTTCTGGAACTGGAGGAATAGCGCCACCTTGAGATGCACTTTGAAGTAACTCGGCAATAGCATTTGGATCCATACAATAATTATACTACATCTGTCTATTTGGGGTGAAAGATGGGTTTCGATCCCATTCCTCAGGCTTCACAGGCCCACGCTCTTCCGATTGAGCTACAATCACCATTTAAGTTAGGTTGTCGAATTAGACCAAACCATATGCTTGCCATCTTCCTATTTATTCGAATATATCATAGGCAACACTAACTTGGCTGCCCCAGTTGGAATCGAACCAACGTCTAAGTGTTTCAAAGGCACTTCTCCGTTACCAACACAGAGTGCAGGGCATTATAAATCTATGTAAGACAATGTAATATCTATGCAAGACTATGCTGCGGAATTAGGAATCGAACCTAAATAAATAGTCTGAAAAACTACTAGCCTGAGCCGTTAGCTGATAGCACCATTAGTCGGACATGGTAGAGTCGAACTACCTACATCTCTCGAAACTTGGTCCCAAACCAAGCGGGTTGGCCGATACCCTAATGTCCGAAATACTCGATGGTTGATTACTACACCTCCATACGTGTTCGAGCAAAACGTGGTCAATATCAATGACCCTGGCAGAGTCGCTTGGATTCGAACCAAGAAAAGAGCGTTTGGAGTGCTCTAGTTTACCGTTAGCCTACGACCCTATGTGCTGGTAAGAAGGGAATCGAACCCCTGACCTTGCGGTTAACAGCCGCCTGCTCGTACCTAGCTGAGCTACTTACCATTATTACCTCTATATAACACAAAAATATTGAAAAGTCAAATTTTTCATCTATACTCCTGGAAAGTCTAAACAAAATGATTTATACACTCTCTAATAAAATCGCATCTCTTTTCGTAAC